CCACAATTTGTTTTTCCTCGTCGAGCCGCCCCTGCCCGACCGCGCGCAGCCGTGGCCATGCAGCAAGCCGTTGTCCCAACCCACCACTTTCAATGGGCAGGAAAGCGACGCGCCAGTCACCACGGCGTCCTTGGCCCATCTGCTCGATGGAGGTAGCCCAGTATCCAAGCAGCGTACCAACGTCGGATAGCCGCATTTGTGTGCCACCGGGCGTGCGTCGGTGCATCTGGTTGATCGCATCTATGAGTCCGGCGACGGCCTGGCCACCAGTGTTAGCGGCACCGGATTGTGTGTCCTTGCCGACAAAGGAGCCCACAGCACGCATAGCAGACGCAGCCTCGCCGCCACTTTGCGTGTATAGTATCCGCAGGAACTCCATCCAGTTGCCACGCTCGCAAGCAAATTCCTGCTTGCTCGGTTGCCCTTGTTTTCCAATCGTATCGAGTCCAGCCTGTACGAGCGGCCCAGCTAGTATTTGGTCATAGACTTCAACGCTGTCGTCACCCGTGTGCAGGGCGGCCATGGCGACCCAACCCAACTTCTCCTCAACCAGACGCCGGGCCACACGCCCACATATCACGTTAAGCACGGTGTTGATCAGCATGGTGTGTCGCCAGCCAGACATTAGTCCATGTTCCCACTTGTACTTCACACCATCAGCGATGACGCCATAATCATCAAGGGCACTGGCCACCCACAAGGCAGAAAACGCGGCGCGTTCCATGCCTGCGGCAGCGTACCGACGTCGCATGCCAAAGTAGAAGGCCTGCATCTCAGTCTTCCGATGCACAATGTTAAAGTTGGCGTAGTCACGGCAGGCAACGTAACCATTCTTAGCAACGCGCACGGTAGCCTCCATCACACTGCGTTTTTGGTATTCAGCCACCTCAATGGGCGTGTTCTCAAGGCGTGACAAGTAGGTGCTCTCACCCTCAGAACTGAGCGTGGCTTGGTGATAGTACATGCCCGCAGAGCCTGCATTCAAATTGCGCTGTTTGGCAACCTCAGTTTTCCGGTGCGAGCGGCCCCAGCTCTGCGCCTCGTTGATGTCGTAGAACAGCATGTGCGCCTCACGTGGCGTAAGGAGCTGCATCCCAACCTTCTTGTTCTTCAGCTCGGGCGGTAGCTCAGCAGAGGCAGGAACGCGCATATCTTGAGGGTAGGATCCGGTCGGTACATCAGTGAGAGCGCGGGTCTCAAGGGCATCAAAGTCACTGTTACCTTTCTTCCGCACATTGTCAATGCCACACAGGGCAAACTTCTCGCCCTCAAGGAAGCACTCTAGTTCAATCTCATCGAGGCACTGTTCCCAGTGTCCAGACATCATGTTCATTGTGCGCAGCACATCATAGTTAGTGCGTTCTTGCATGTCGGAGACATCATCCATGAATTCATGGTCGTAACGGCCAAGCAGGGCAACAACATACTGCCAACCAAAAGAGTCGGCATAGCCGTTGGCATGCGTAGTCTCGGCACGTAGGTAGCCACCGAGTGTTTTAAGCCACTTATTGACTTTAATGTGATCGCCATACAACCGGCGTTTGCGAGCGAGATCTTGTAGGAGCTCAGTGGCACCAAAGTTGGCAAGTGCAGTCACCACAGTGGCGAAGCAACCCCAGCCAAGGTAGGTGGCATCGACGAGGAGGTTAATGCAGGGCTTGAGGTCAGGCCTACCACGCAGCCATGAGAGCACAACCTTGCCGGTGACAACAGTACGCACATCCATTGAGCGGCTCATGCTAGGTATATCAGCCAGCATTTCCTTCCACGCGTTGTCATCGGTAGCGGTCCACCGCGCTGAAGTCAGTAATTTCCACAGCAAGGCGCGCCGCGTGCCTTCACACGTGGTCGTGGGCCCGAAGATTCCACCACCAGCAGTATCAGCGAGCTGGATCCTCGAGCAGTTTGAATGGTGAACATTGCTACCCACGCCATTCTGCCCGGTCTTCGCGAACAGCCGTGCGAAACTGGTACCGGAATCACGCGCACGTGGTGCCTGGCCTAACAAGAGGCCACACACTACGCGCGCACGTTCGTACATATCATCACTCATCGTAGGGTGTAGCATCAAGTTCAGCAGGTGTGCAACATGCCAGGGGTTGCCACAGAGTTCCGCGAGTGCGTTGTCAGCACAGAGGTTGAGATTCCGTGTAGCAGCACGGCATAGTCGGAACGTGTTTTGGGCACGCTGCGGGTTGGCATTGGGGCCGACCTCGCCAGTCAAGTCGGTGCCACTAGGTGGCGCCGGGGGTGCGTCATTGTGCGTATTACCCGCACAGTGCCACACCCTCAACTGGAGAAGTCTAATTAAAAATCCGCCCGACTGGCGGCAGGCGCACCGTCGGTGCCACCTTTATTGTCACCACTGCCGGGACTTTGTTTCGTGAGTAGTGCGAGCATTGCAGCACGGTCAACCTCAGTCATGCCGGCCATCAAGGCGGCAATTTGTGCCAGCGTGTCACCAGAAGTGGTAGAACCGGTGTGCTCAGTCCGAGCATCACCAGTTGGTGCAGTGCCACCTGCGTTGCTATCTTTGAACTTCGTGTTGGCGTCTTTAAGTTGGCTGGGTAGGCCGGAAGGCAGCTTGGAACCCGGCGTATTGCCAAGCAAGGTTCTATCACCAGTCAGCTCAGACAGTGTGTCAGCGACGGTGGACATTTTTGCTTGGGTACCAGCATGCACTTGTTGGTCAAGCAGCACATCATTAGAAATTTGCTTCTCGTTCTCGAGTTCAACAACACCGCGTTCGGCCACAGCCTTCAGCCCTTGTATGGCAGCCCTGGATAAGGCGAAACATTTCATAGGTGCTATAGGGTGCTGCGCACCATAAGGAAAAGACTGCGTCACAGCGGGCCGAACAACAGCACCACTCGGTGGTCCTCCATACAGTGCAGGGTCGTTAACGTTCCACACATTCGGTGTGCGGGCAAAATTATACGGGGTGATGGACTCGTGGGTGATGTCAAGCAGGTCTATGTCAGCGTGCGTGTCAACCGTGTCAATGTCATCATCCGCACGGTAGTTGCGTATGGTGGAAGACGCACCAGTAAGGACAGCGGATATCTGCTGTTCATACGGTAAGACAAAGCGGTTTTCTTGGTGCTCGATCCGCCGGTCCCACGCATCAAGGAAAGCAGTGGGAAGCTCGACGCAGTAGCTGCCATTCTTGCCCCGGGGGGTCCAGCGTACGACTTCTTTCGCATCACCCGGCTGGTCCTGCATCCAGGTGATCAACGCCTCGTCATGCTCAGAGAGTGCGTACCCAGTGGCGGGTAGCTCTTTGCCGTACACGTGGTAAAAACCAGTGGCCCAGCTAGCGCAGCGCATCCACTCTTTGACGTCGCGCTCACCTATACGCGTAGGCGCGTAAATGCCAAGCACGCGCGCATGGTATGTGCGCGGGATGAGCACGGGCCGCATGTAGGCGCAGTACCATCGTACCTCATAAGAGGTCGCAGGCCGTGCATCGCGCACACGCATCCTGCAGTCGTAGGCCACAGTGACGCGTTTGAGAAGCACGCCCAGTGCATCAGGAAACATGTTGTTTGCGACACCGTTTGCGAGCATTGCCGCAGCATCAGGCGGCACAGTCCTAGTCTTGATTGCGCCGTCGTAGAAGAGGGTTTCGAGTGCGGCGGGCAACATGCCCAACGCAGGGATGGAGCCATCAAGTGAGGCAGGCCCAATATTGGTGTGTGCGTAGGCAGCCTCCTTACACGCGCGCCTGTGTATAAGCGCACTAGCGAGCGTATCTTTGTCAGATAACCACTCAAGGAAGCTATTGCTGTGCACGTATGGCCG